GCTATTCGCTGGTCAGTTATGGCTCGCGCCGCGTTCCTATTCAAGACTGTTGGGTTTGGTGGTCTGCAAAATGTGCCGATTAATGATGAACTGTCTTCACACCTTCTTCGAGCTGGCAATTCTCCATGGCAGCTGACTCAGTTCCTAGATTGGATAAGTCTTGGGAGAGGACTAGCTACATCAGCACTTGTTCCTACCGCTGGCTCAAGATATTACCAGATGAGTTGTCTTTTAAGTGGCACTCTTCAGATTCCTTTTCGTCCAAACCATCGATGGGGGGATATTAGATTTCTGCGCCTGGTGTGGTCCGCTCCTACGCTTGATGGATTAGTTGTAGCCCCACCTCAGGTCTTAGCTCAACCAGCTTTGCAGGCTCAGGCAGATCGAGTGTACGACTGTGATGATTACCCGTTCTTAGCACGCGACCCTAGATTTAAACATAGAGTGTATCAGCAATTGAGTGCCGTGACTCTGCTCAACTTGACGGGATTTGGCCCGATTTCGTACGTTCGGGTGGATGAAGATATGTGGAGTGGAGATGTGAACCAGCTTCTCATGAATTACTTTGGACACACATTTGCAGAGATTGCATATACACTGTGTCAGGCGTCAGCTAATAGGCCATGGGAGCATGATGGTACGTATGCTAGGATGACCCAGATTATACTATCCTTATTCTGGTTGTCTTACGTCGGCGTGATTCATCAACAGAACACATATCGAACATTTTATTTCCAATGCAACCGACGAGGTGATGCTGCTGAAGTATGGATTCTCTCCTGTTCATTGAACCAGTCCGCACAGATCAGACCGGGTAATCGCAGTTTATTCGTTATGCCAACAAGCCCAGATTGGAATATGGATGTTAACCTGATCTTAAGCTCGACGTTGACAGGATGTTTATGTTCTGGTTCACAATTACCCCTTATTGATAACAACTCGGTGCCCGCGGTATCACGTAACATTCATGGTTGGACTGGCAGAGCTGGTAATCAGTTACATGGCTTTCAAGTAAGGCGAATGGTGACTGAGTTCTGCGATAGGCTAAGACGTGACGGTGTTATGACTCGGGCTCAGCAGAATCAAATCGAAGCGTTAGCAGACCAAACTCAGCAGTTTAAGAGGGATAAACTTGAAGCGTGGGCGAGGGAGGACGATCAGTACAATCAGGCTCATCCAAACTCGACAATGTTCCGTACGAAACCATTCACAAACGCGCAATGGGGACGAGGTAATACTGGAGCGACCAGTGCCGCAATTGCAGCCCTTATCTAATAGTCTTGGAGTGAAGGGATCCCCCCACACCCCTCACGACTGACCACACATTCATC